TCTTGGCGCATTGTTAAACGCAAGTCAGCAGGAGACGTATCGGGTGCTATCTCTACCGCGATGGTTGTGCATCAACTTGTGAAACCACAACAGGTAGCGGCTATTTACAGCGAATAACACTATATGTAGTGTATAATTGCACCCTATGGGTCTCTTCTCGCGTAAGCCGCAAGTAATCGAAGCGCAATATGCGCCGCAAGTCATGGGCGAAAATCTCCCAGCTCTTTACAACGCGATTATCCCGCGAGTCTCACGCCATGACGCAATGAGCGTCCCTTCTGTGGCTCGCGCCCGTAACCTTATCTGCGGAACCGTGGCATCTATTCCGCTTGAGTATTACAAAACATCAACAGGCGAAGTAATTGCTCCACCTCGTTGGATTAAGCAGTTGTCAAAGAATCAGCCAAGTTTCATCACTCTCAGCTGGATCGTGGACTCTTTGCTATTTTACGGAGTCAGTTATCTTCTAGTTACCGAGCGGTACGCTGAGGACGGCAGACCAGCTTCTTTTGAGTGGGTGGCTAACACTCGCGTTACTTTCACTACTGACCTTTATGGTATTCATGTAACTCAATACTATGTCGATGCTTCCCCTGTGGACATGAACGACATTGTCACTATTCAAGGATTTGATGAGGGAGTGCTAGACCGCTCAGGTCGCACAATTCAAGCTGCTATTGACGTAGATCGTGCAGCGGCAGTCAATTCTGCAAATCCACAACCAGCAGGATTCTTAAAGAACTCAGGAGCAGACCTGCCACCTTCTGAGGTTCAAGGTCTCATCGCTGCATGGAAGCGCGCTCGTCAGAATAACTCAACAGCATATTTAACTTCTACTCTTGACTATTCTCCAGTTGCTTTCAGCCCTAAAGACATGATGTATAACGAGGCAGTCCAGAACCTTAGCACTCAGGTTGCTCGCGCTATGAACGTCCCAGCGTATTACCTTTCAGCTGACCAGAACACAACCATGACCTACGCCAATGTCCAAGATGAGCGTAAACAGTTCTACGCGTTATCTATTGAGCCATACGTTCAGGCAATTCAGTCACGCCTTAGCATGGACGATATTTCAACAGCCGGCCATGAGGTCAAGTTCTGCGTAGGCGACACATTCTTAAAGCAAGACCCACTTGTCGAGATTCAGGTACTTGAGAAGCTCTTATCTCTCAACTTGATTACAGTCGAGCAAGCAATGGCAATGACAGACTTAACTCCAAACGGAAGCGAAGGAATCAGTTAATGAAAGAACTCATTATCGAAGCAGCCTCAATCGAGTGCAGCGAAGAACGTCGTGAAATCTCAGGCAAGATTGTGCCAATGGGAACAGGCGAGGTCGGTTCAACAAATATGGGCGGCGTTGTATTCGCTGCTAACTCAATCGACGTTACAGACATCTCTAAGATTCGTCTCTTGTCGCAGCATGACATGAAGAAGCCAGTCGGAAAAATGATTAGCGCCGAAGTTCGTCCTAATGATGGCATTTATGCGACATTTCGTCTAAGCCGTTCAACTGGCGGCAATGATGCTTTGATTCAAGCTCAAGAAGGACTTGTTTCAGGGCTTTCAGTTGGAGCAGAAATCATCGCTTCACAACCTTCACGCGATGGGCACATTGTCGTTACAGCAGCAAAGCTCAAGGAAGTTAGCCTTGTCACAGAAGCCGCATTTAAATCAGCAGCGGTCACAGAAATTCGCGCAGAGGAACAGCCTCTCGTCGAAGAAACAACCCAACCAGAAAGCGAGCCAGTCGTGGAAGAAACCACTACATCGGTAGAAGCTCCAGCAGTTGAAGCAGCAGCAGTCGAAGCGGCTCGCCCAACAGTTGTAGCGAATCTCCAAGTGAAAGAGCGCACAGCGCCAATCACATCAGCACAGTACCTCGAAGCATCAATTAAGGCAGCGATGGGTGACGACAATGCTCGTCGCACAGTTCTCGCAGCTGATGACACAACTTCAACAAACACAGGACTTACACTCCCACAGCACATGAACGAATTCGTTACAACAACATTCACAGGTCGCCCTGCGTTTGAAGCGGTAACACGTCAGGCACTTCCAGCGTCAGGCATGTCATTCACAATTCCTAAGCTCGGAACTGCTCCAACAGTTGCAGATGCTGATGAAGCTCAGACAATCTCAACAACAGGCATGACTTCAACATATGACACAGTAAACGTAAACAAGTTCGCTGGTCGTAACGTTGTCTCATGGGAACTCATTGACCGTTCTTCACCTGCGTTCATGGATCTTCTCATGACAGAACTCCGCAAGGCATACGAGAAGTCCACAGACGCAGCACTTATCGCAGCGTTTACAGCTTCAGGAACAGCTGCAACAGGAACAGCTGCAACAGCAGCAGGTCTCCAGTCATTTATCTCTGTCGAATCAGCGGCAGCGTATAAGAACACAGGCGGCAACTTTGCTAACAAGCTCGTTGCATCAACAGACCAGTGGGCTGCAATCAACGGCTACGTCGATGGCGCTTCACGTCCACTCTACTCAGCTCAGGGTCAGACACAGAACGCTTCAGGCGCAACAGTCCCAACATCTATCGTTGGAAACGTCCTTGGCACTTCGCTCATTGTTGATCACAACATCACCGTTTCAGGCATTGTTGATGAATCAGCATTCTTGGTTGCTCCAGAGTCAGTCTATGTCTATGAGTCACCAACAACTCAGCTTCGCCTTAACGTTCTTACAACAGGCGAAATTGAAATCGCACTTTACGGCTACCTCGCAATCGCTGTCCTCAAGGGTGGCGCTGGCGTTCGTCGTTACAACCTCGCTTAATAGCGAACCTCTAGTACGCCGACAGGGGCGGCGGAGCCCTTCCGCCCCTGCTCGGTCTTAGAAAGGAAACCATGTCACTCACAACAGTTGCAGAACTTCGCACAGCCCTCGGCGTAGGCACTCTCTATGCTGACGCGACCCTGCAAGAAGTATGTGACGCAGCTGACAACGTTCTTCTTCCTTTCATTTGGAATAACACTTCATTTAACGTAGGGCATAGCAACACAACAAACACAGGCACTCTTTACTTTGATGAGGACGTGCGCTACACCTTTTACGTTGGTCAGACCGTCACCATCACAGGCAACGGCTCAAAACATAACGGCAGCAAGACCATTACAGAGGTAGGCGAGTATTCAATTACTTACGCAATTACTGGCAACAACAACACAGCCGCTCCTTATCACTCAGTTAATCCTTTTGGGTCAGTCGCAGCGGAATCCTATTTAGATCCTTCAACCGTGCCTTCTATTCAAGAAGCCGCTCTCATGATTTCAATTGACATCTGGCAAAGCCGTCAGGCTCCAAGTTCAGGCGGCGTATCTATTGACGGATACACTCCAAGCCCTTACCGCATGGGCAACACTCTTCTTGCTCGCGTTCGTGGCTTGCTTGCTCCATATCTTGACCCTCGTTCTATGGTGGGCTAATGACAGCCATCACCACATTACGCTCAAGCATTGCCTCGGCTCTTACTGATAACTCCAAGTATTCGGTATTCTCATTCCCGCCAGCAACGCCTATTGCTAACAGCGTCATTGTTACGCCTGCTGATCCATACATCACGCCCAACAACAATACTTACGCAACAATCAGCCCAATGGCTAACTTCAAGATTTCTATCCTTGTCCCATTGCTTGACAATGAGGGCAACCTTGCTGGCATTGAGACCGACGTTGTTCGAGTCTTTGAGCTGCTTTCAGCCTCCAGCATTGTATTTAACGTGGGAAGCATCAGCGCGCCTAGCGTGTTGTCAATCGCTTCTGGAGACTTGCTTACTTGCGACATTGCAATAAGCACCTTAACGGAATGGAGCTAATCGAATGGACGATTGGACAAAGGAACAAGCCGACTTCCTAAAGAAAATCGGTCAGCTTCCACCAACAGCAGCACCAAAACCAACTACCAAGAAAGACGAGGAATAACCTAAATGGCAGTATTCATGAGCAACAAGGTCGGCGTAAAGGTTAATTCAGTCGATCTATCAGACCACGCAACCTCAGTAACACTCAACCGCTCATTCGATGAACTCGAAGTAACAGCAATGGGTGACTCAGGTCATAAGTTCGTCAAGGGACTTGAAGCATCTTCAATTTCTATCGACTTCCTTAACGACACAGCTTCAGCAAACGTATTGGCAACACTTCAGGCAGCATGGGGAACCAACGTCACAGTAGTTCTCTTGCAGGATAAGACAGCAGCAGTATCAGCGACCAACCCGCTCTACACAGCAACTTGCCTTATCAACAACACCACAGACATTAACGGCGCAGTTGGAGACCTTTCAACACAGAGCCTTACATTCAACGTCTCTGGTACTGTAGCTGTAGCAACAACAGGTACATTCTAAGAAACCAACAAAGGGGCTAACATGGCAAAACTCAAAGTCACAAGGGCAGACAATTCAGTAACAGAGTACGAGATTACTCCACTTATTGAGTATGCCTTTGAGCAATATGCCAAGAAGGGCTTTCACAAAGCTCTTATCGAAGACCAGAAGCAGTCAGACGTTTACTGGCTGTGCTGGGAAGCAATTAGACGTTCGGGTGAAACAGTCAAACCTTTCGGGGAACAGTTCCTTGAGACTCTCAAGTCAGTTGAGGTCTTAGAGTCTGACCCTTTAGGGTAGATCGGAACTCCCTCACCTATCTCGCGGCTCGCTTGAGTTACGAGTATGGAGTTCCTTTCAACACCATCGTGGAACTATCTCCGATGGCTTTCAAGGCACATATTGAAGTCCTC